CTCGGCTGCGATGTGCACCGCCTGCCGCGCGTTCGTGTCCAAGCTGATTTCAGTCAGCGAGGCCGTGTCCGCGAAGTTCACTAGAGGCGCGTCCTTCGGGGTGTCGCGGTAGATGGTAAGCTCACTACCGGTCGGGAAGGCGGGCGTGAGGGTAAGCTGGAAGTCACCGAGGAAATTGACGTCGGTGATCGGGTGTTGGGTGACGACGCCCGTGGCCTTGTCGAGGAGTTGAACCTTAACGTAGTCGCGGTCGAGGTAGCCGTCAGAGAAAGAGAAGTTCCAGACGGTCGTTACACCATCGGTGTCGTAGCTGGTCTGGCTCAGCAATTGTCGAGTAGGGATTGCCACGAGGCCTCCGATAGTAGAATGGGACCACAGTCCCAGGGCCGAAGCCCTGAGCAAACTGTAGTATAGGAACCGTGCCTAGTTCGTAAGCGCGGTCACACCTTGCAGCACACCGGGGAGGTTGCTCAAGGGCATTGCTTTCAGGAAGGGCTTGGGGTCTACGCCTTCCTTGGTGTCCTGTAGCGATTGCCACAGCTTGTCCACCTTACCCACTGATGGGGCGATGATGTTGCCGAACAAGTCGGACTCTGAGCCCGAGCGCCCCGCCACCGTGCCGAGACCCATGAAGGCCCGGACCACGTTGCCGGCGTCCCCGCCGAGGCCGGACACGCTCATGTAGTTCAGCGCACCCGTGGACAGGTTGCTGAAGCTCAGTTGCTTATTCAAGTACTCTTCTTGGTCCTTGCGACCAATGGACGCCGCGTAGTAGCGGGCGTACTGAATAGGCATAGCGGCAGCGAACGAGGCCGCTGCGGTAAGGGCCAAGCCCGAGTAGTCTTCCATGCCCACGCGCCGGGCGATCTGCTTGTCCACCGAGAGGATGGAGAAGTTACGGAACTGCGCGAACAACCGCCCGAGCGAGGAGTGCATGTACTTGCCACTCTCGCCGATGAAGCTGCCCTGGATGATCTGAGCAGCGCCGCGGTGCACAGCTTGGATAAGCTCGTTAGCCGCAGCGCTGTCGGTGGCCTTCGTGATGTCGAAGCGATCCACCTTGCCATCCTTCCACTTGACGATGTTGGGCATGTCCTTCTTCAGCCGAGCGAACACCTCGGCACTGATGCCGATGTCCTCAAGGTACTTGTCGGGCTTGCCCTCTTGTGAGAACCGCGCGATCTTCAGCACCAACTGCTCGGCAGCGCTACGCACTTGGGCAGCGTGGATCGCACGCCAGCCGCTGTACTTAGCCTGCAACTCGCCTGCCTTGTTGGCAGCCTTGTCGAAGAAGTTGAGGGAGTCATAGCCCATCGCCTGGGTGGGCAAGTCCGGGTTGTCCCAAGGGAACACGAACTTGTAGGCGTCTAGGCCGAACTCCACACCCGACATCGTCTCGATGCTGGTCAGCAGACTGTTGTCCACCTTCTCGCCCCGCGCGAGCTTGAGCACCTCCGAGCGCACGCGAGCAAGCTCGGGCAGTTGCCCCGTCAGGCCCTTGAGCCCGAGGGTCGTCAGCCCGTTCATCACTTCGCTCAACTGGTTGAAGCCCATGCCGCCGAGAGACGCCAAGCTGGTGTACTTGACAACGCGGTCCAGGGGCTTCGATTGCGTGCCGAAGGGCTCGCCCAGTAGCTCGGCCCCGATCTGGTCGAAGGCTTCCATCTCAGCGCGGGTCGCGGTCTCGGTGGTGTCACCGAACTCCGCAGCCCGGCGCAGGATCGCTAGGCCGGGCTTGCCCATGATGCCGTGCTGCGCTAGCGCAACCTCGCCGCTCACGCGGGAGGCCTGACCCCGAAGCAGCTTGAGGCTGTTCGTCTCGTAGAGGTCGATGAGCTTGAAGTTCTTTCCGTCCTTGCTCTCGATTTCCTTCATGAGGTTCAGGTTAAGGCGCTTCTTCGTATGCGCTGCGGCGCCACGGGTAAACTTGCCCATCTGCTGTTGCACTTGCTCACGCGTCAGGCCCGCAGCCGTCAGCGCCTCGCGCACCACCTCGGCCGCGCCGGGTTGATGCAGCGCCATGGGCGCATCCACGCCACCGAGCGCCCGCTTGTTCACGCGGTCAAGGTAGCGAGCCGCGAGGTTCATGGAGAACTCAGGGTCGAAGCCACTCACCGTCACGAACTGGTCAGCAAGCTCGCCCTGTAGGGCGTTCTTCTGCTCCAGCGTCAACGCCCGGTAGGCGTCGCTGCGCATACGGTGCGGCAGGTAGCCCTTAGCGGACTCGCTGAGGTTCTGCCAGCCCAGGGTTTGGGCTTGCACTTGGCGCACGCGCGAGCGCTCGAAGGCTGCTTCCATTGCGTCAGCAGCGGCACGCACGTTCTCACCGAGGTCAGGGCGATCCCCGCCCATGCGGCGGTACTCAATCTCCTCTGCGACCAAGCGGTCGAACTGGTCCCGGCCCTTGTTGCTCAGGGCTTCATCGCGGAAGCTGATGCCTTCCTGCTTACGGAACCACGCCTTGAACGCGTTGTTCGTCTGGTTGATGCTGTCGCCGATGATGGCTCGCTCGTTGAGGTGCTTGCTGATAGACGCAGTGCTGCGCCGGCCAGCGGCACCGCCAGCGTTCTCCACAAGCTCGGCCGCTGCCATGTTAAGGACAGGGTTCTTCGAGCGCAGCATGGTGTTGCTGGTGGGGTTCAGGGCTTGCAGGAACTTGTTGTTGAAGATGCGGTTGAGCGCCTTCTTGTTCACGGCTACGGGCTCGCTGTCGGCCTTCTTCCAGATGTCCAGAATCTGGAGCGCCTCCGCACGCTCTGCGGGCGTGCTCATCGGGAGGTTGTTCAGCCCATGCTTCAGGCTGGTGGGGTCCGTCTGCATCAACTCGACTTGCTTGCGCACATCGTCAGGGATGACGTCAACGCTCTTGGCGCCAAGTTCATCGAGCGACGGGAGCTTAAGCTCAGGCGCGAGGAACTGCTCACCCTTCGCCTTCTTAGCGAAGCCGCCCTCAAGGATTTGCGAGAAGAACTCGTCGGCAGCCTTCCCGGGCTTGACGTAACCCTTGTCGATGAGGGACTTGACATAGTCCAGCACGTTTGCGATTGCCTCGCTGATACTGTCCAGCACGCTCTTGCTGAGCTTGTTGCCCATGCGCCCGGACATCGCCGCACTCTGTAGGTGCTTCACGAACTGCTCGGCCATGAACTCGTCGCGGTCCAGGTTGTACGCAGTGAGCGCAGGGTCCTTGACTTGCGTGTTAGGCGAGGTCAGAGCCCAGCGCTTTTCCCAGGCAGCGGGGTCGCGCTTGATGGCTTGCGCAACGAAGTTCTTCCACTCGCCGTCGATGCGGCCCATCAGTTCCACGGGCGCCGTGGGCGCGTGCTGATGGTAGATGGCATGTCCAATCTCGTGCCACGCGGTGTGCGCACGGTCAGTCTTCAGGGGCTTGTCACTCAGGCCGATGACGTGCGTGTCACCGAAGCTCATGGCGATGCCCTGCGCGTTCGGGTCGGTGTTGCCGCTGCCGATGACGACCTTGCCTAGCCCGTACTTCTGCGAAAGCTCGGTGATGTCGTTGATCTGCCGGGCCAGCTTGGGGTTAGCCGCTGCGGCCTGCGTCACATGCACGCCACCGGGCAGGGCCTCGATAGCGTCAGCGTCGAACTCGTTATCGAGGGTACGCTTGACGCCGGAGCGCCAGTTCTCGTCGAACTTGAGGCGGTCCACGCGAGCGCGTTGGAAGTTCGGGTCTTCCCATCGCGCAGTGGGTACGCTCGTGGAAGCGTTGCCCTCGGCCCGCATGTCGGCGGAGCCAGCGGCCCCGGCCTCGCGCAGCTTGGCCTGTTCTTCTAGTATCTCGTCGATACCTCCGGCCTTGATCTTGCGAGCCTCATCAACGGGCGTCACTGCGGCGGCGTGCGGGGCACGCGCGTCCTCTGCTTCGATGATGTCCATGTGCCGGCGAATCTCGTCCGGCGTAGCCAGCGTACCGGCTCGCTCGGTTGCGCGGTTCAGCAGGGCTTGCTCATTGCTCGCCGCTTGGGCGATGACAAGCTGCGCACTACGCGCTGCCTCTGCGTGGTCAGCAGCCCGCATCGCGGAGCGTGCGCCAAACAGCGGATTGAGCAGGCCACCGGCCACACCCATCGCGTAGTCACTGGCACCTTGACGATGCCCCAGCATATCCATCGCGGCAGTGGTAGCCACGTTGCCGACGATGCCCTCAGCGGCCAGGGAGGAGATAGCCTGCGCCGTCTTACCCTCACGGGCCAGATGGTAGGCGCCGATGCCGCCGACGCGGAACAAGCCGCTAGCGATGCCACCAGTGATGATGGCTTCAGGGGCGGCGCCGAACATGGTAGCCGCAAGGCCAGACCAGATGCCATCCGAGAACGTCACCTTGCCCGCCGAGTTGTGCTCATCCTGCTCGCGCATGATGCGGTCGAACTGCACCTTGCTCACGGCGGCGCGGAGGTCCTGCTGCTCGGCCTTGCTGCGCCCCTTGAGGGCAGCCTCATCCACGCGGAACTCCGGGTCAGCTTCCTCGCGGTCGCGCGTGACGGCGCGGTACATGTCACCGAACAGCCCGTCCGAGAACGCGGCGCCGGCCTTCACGAAGAAGCCGCGCTCTGCGTCAAGCTCGCGCTGTCGCGCCTGCTGCTCGCCGGTCTCGTCGGCACCGGCCCCGAAGGTGCGTGCCGTAGGCGCGGCAGGAGCCCCGCTGAGCGTCTGCACGTATGCAGCGGTAGCGTCCTTCACCTCGGTGCTCTTGCCGGGCTTGGCGGGCTTGCCAGCGCGTGCGCCGGGCGTGTCCCACAGGGTATCCGCGCGGGCCACCACAGAGGGCAGGGCGGCGGCGGTGCTGGCGTTGGCCTCGGACACAGGGGCCACG